GAGTGCTCAGTGATGCGAGTAATCACCACGGGGTATCCGGCTCTGTCCGTGTATATCTGACCGCGTTGAATCAAAGCGAACATGTGGTTATCCCCATCGACAAATTGAGAACACAACAAACGCTACTGCGAATACCACCCCCAGAGTTACGATTGCATCAGGCCAGCTCATTGATTCACCTCCTGCGGCGTCCTGGTATTCGATTTTCATTCCGGATGCTCCTGAGCCACATTGAAATCGCCATGATCACGACAAGGCATCACAACAAATTCAGGATTGCCATACATTGAGTTGATGATGGAATCAAACTGAATTCTGACCGCTTGCCCGTCACCGGAGGAACGTAACTGGACGGGAATAAATTTACGCTCACGACCAAACATCTTCTCTGGATAACTCAGGTAACCCGCCTGGATCACCGGGTGTGTACAGAGGTCAAATTTTTTCGGAATGATGCGTTCCAAATCCGGAAAACAACCGTCCACCAATTTAATGCCGGTAATGGACAGCCGGCGCTGAAACTGGTCGCGATGAACAGGATCGGCTCTTTACTAAAAATCAGCTCTGTCGTTTCGGCTTTGGCCGGGACGCCACCTTCGAACTGGACAATGATGTTTTTCTTCGTCCGGATGCCGTGAGTCATGCGCAGTGCTACGAAACCATTGGTTGCCTCAATATGTTTTGGCGTGATGTGAAGACCGTTCAGGTAATAACGAACGTCGTTTTTAGCAGCGCACACCAGAGCGGCGCGAATAAGTTTTGACTGGATGATCATGCTTTATCCTCCCATCCGATTACCTGAAAAAGCCCCATCTTCGGGTGATACCAGCGTGTGCCGCGTGGTTCAGCCTCTGACATCATTTGGTGGAACGCCGCCATAAATGTCTCAAGCTCGACGACAGCCCTGCGAGACAACAGACCGTCCGGAGTCATAAATTCGTGCGTGTCGGTAGGGATGTGGTAGGCGTTGACCAGATTCCGACACTTGGCGTCACTCATTCCGCTTTTGGCTACCACCTGGCGGTAACCGACATATCCGGTGCGCATTGTGCCGCGTTTGATGTTCTCCACAGCTTTGGTGACCGTTTCGATCTTCTCTTCAACATGACTCAGGCGCTTCTGCTGGCGAACGGCATCGGCGGCCATTGCAGCGATCATCTCCATTTCCGTCAGCGGCGCGTGAGTTCGGAAATAGCTGTTAACCAGTTCGCGCTGAACCTGCCATGCAAGAGCATCGTTAAAAGGCTTCGTCAACATCAGGTAACCAGACTCGAAAAGAATGATCCCTTTGGCAGTTCGCGCGGCAAAGGCATCAGAAAGTGACTCCGTACGTATTACGTCCGCAGTCATTTCAAGAAAATCCACCCCTTCGATAAAGTGAGAACGGTTGCGGTTAAACGCAGCACGGGCGGTACCTTCCGGGCGCTGGTGGACGTCATCAATTATTGCAAATGTCACAACACGCTGACCGCGATATTCGATTACCGGAAACTGTTTGTTGTTGATGGTTACAATATTCATTTTTATCTCCAGACAGCCCGGCGTGTAATACCGGGCATATGTATTACTTAACCTGAATAAATGGTGTGTTGGCACCGCTGGTCATGTATTGCGGCAGTGTACCGTTCCACTTGTTGATGGCTTCCAGCTCCATAACACCGGGGTTCTGGCGCAGAGCTTCACCGCGTAAACGAATAGCATCGGCTTCGGCCTGGGCTTTTGTGCGAATCGCATCTGCCTGTCCGGCAGCTTCCGCGCGCAACATGTTGGCTTCCGCTTCGCGCTGTTTTACTTCCTGCTCGCGTTGCAGGGTTTTCTGGTTCGCCGTGACTTTGGCATTAATGCTGTCGATAACAGTAGGTGGGTACTCCGGCTTACCCACATATGAGAGGCTCATTACCTGAATACCGATGGGCGTCATTTCTTCCTGAATGTCTTTAAGAGCTGCATCCAGCAGCTCAGACTTGCCGCCGTCGATAAATTTGTCGGTGGTCATTTTGCTGGCCAGTCGGTTGAGTGCGTCGGCTATCTTCTGGCGCAGGTCGGTGTCGGTAATGTCGTCCACGCCTTTGCGGTAGGTCTGAAAGACTGTGGTAACTTTGGATGGATCAACTTTGTAGGCCACGCCGATGTGATAGCCGATGGTTGTACCGTCACTCATCTGGAAACTGAATGGATCATCGTAGGTCTTCATCTGCTTAAAGGTCGGGAAGATGTAAACCTCAGTGTTCCATCCCGTCCAGTAGCGCCCAACACCGACCACTTCACCGACGCCTTTATCGTCGCCCAGTTTGTTTACTTTGATGCCCACATTACCAGGCTCAACGCGATCGCAACCGACAAGGCCAATGGTCGGCAGAACAAGGGCTAAAGCAAAAAGTAATTTTTTCATCTTTTATCCTTAGAAAAAGAAAGACCCTTATAAATGGCATAAATGCAGGGCGGGGTCAGACACGCCAGAGCAAAGCCAGAAATCACTGCTACCGTATCCTTCATTGATATGAGGGCCGGAACGATTAATCCGTAAATACATGTGATAATTGCCAGTGATATAACTATTCTGAAATAAATGTTCATGGTCCTCCTGATGTATTCGGCTTGCCTTATTTAATTGCGTCATGGTTAATTTCGTTTACGTCAGAATGGTTTTGTTGCCATCAGTTCGTAATATCCGGCGCTCCATGTGTCATATTTTCTGAACCATTTTTCTGTATACTGTTTCCTGGCGATGAGTCTGCGCAGTCGTCTGATTGTTCGCTGGTGTGCGCGGGTATACTCTGTGGTTGATTCTCCACGTTTCCATATCTCATTCCTGTTGAAGATAAAACGCTTGTCAGGATAGCGTTGTCGGAATCCTGAACGTTCAAAAGCGCGGGTGGTCATAAAGAATGCCAGGTAACGAATTGCCGTTTTTCGGGTGAGGCATTTTTTTGTTCTTCCGTGGCGTGTTACAAAAAATAACGGGCCGACGGGTGTATCATGTTTCTGTAATGCCTGGTCAATGGTGCTGGCGGTGCGGTTGTCGATCATTTCTTTATTTCTCCCGAATAACGTTCATGACTCATTACTTCCCAGTTCCGGCCGTCGTCTTTCGATAACAGCCGCCAGCGACGGTTAACCTTCAGACTGAGATATCCGGTGCGCTGTATCCGATGCGGAAATATCCGTCGGCATCGGTACAACAACAGGACCTGCAATGCCTGCCGGTGGATCCGCTCAGGAATGCGTGTTGCTGTTAATGCCACCGGTTTCCTCCTGAGCAGGTGCTGTTATCTGATACCCCGCTCTTTCTGCCAGCCGTATGAATGTATCCATGCTGGCAATCAGCTCGCCATCGCGGACTTTGCAGACACCTGTGACTTGGCCATTTTCAATTGTCATAACGATCTGCACTTTTTCGTGCACAACAGATACAGGGGATAAATTAGCCATCAGTTAATTCCTCCGCTGATATATTTTTCTTTCGCGTAATCAATAATCTCTTGAAAAAGGTTGTCTATAATTAACTTTCCGGTTTCAGTCAGGTATTCAGTATGTTGATTAATCCCGATAGCATTCTGGTATGCAGTGTGGATTTCGGTTTCACCCTCCACCCGGCCCAATTCACCACGGGTAATACCTTCGAAGCGTAACAGCAACTGGTTTATAAACTGTTCAGTTATTTCTATGGTCGTAATGTTCCCATCAGGAAGGTCAACAATAAGCAGATTACCACCTGTTTTACGTTTTATTCGATGGAGTGCCGCAACAGCTATACGGCGACGATATGTATTAATGGGTTCATGTGTCATTTGTTATTTCCCGTATGCTTTCCTGAGAAACAGTATTGCAACTGACCAGTATCCTGCATTAGCCATTAATAATGCGGTTTTATAAGCACTTCTGTTTTTCATGCATCACCACCATTTTCAGGTTGTGGAAATTCCCGACCAGAGACCGTTATGTTTTTATGGGTGATTGTTTATTGAGTTTTCTTTATTCGTTGCGCAGTGTGTCGATATACGCGTAAGCCATTTCACAGGTTTTATTCATGGAGCGAATGAGGCAACATAAATAATCGTCTGTCTCTCCTGAGTCGGGCGAATTCTTAAATATAAATTCAAGCATTGATGTATTCTCTTTTATTTGTGCTGCCACTTCCTCAAGAATATTTAATGGAGTTTTCATGTTCTTTGCTCCTTAAATGCATCGCATGCGCTTCTGGCGTATTGTTGTGCCAGTAAAAAGATATCATCCGAAAGTTCATCACATTCTTCATCACCGGAAGCCGAAATGATTAACCCCGCTTCAAGCAGTACGGCAATGTGATGAAAAGTTGTCTCCGGTTCGTTGGTAAGGCCTTTGAACATTTTCATCTTATGCTTCCTCCTGATTTTGTTTATAAGCATCAGTCAATAACAACATTGGATCACAGCCAAGAACATTAGCCAGAGGGATAAGCATGCTGATGGTTGGTTCGTACTCTCCGCTCTCCCACTGGATGATAATTTCTTCATCGAGATCGAGCAGCCTAGCGAGTTCGGCGGTTGTTAAGCCGCAGGTTTCGCGTTGGGTGCGAATCCGATTCTGGGAATTAATAGCTAAATTTTGTTTGCATAAACGTGACGCGGTGAGGCTATATTTTTGAGTTACAGCCAGGATGGAGCTGGCAAGTTCAATTAACTCAGGGTTATTGCTGCTATACAGTAGTGCACCAGTCCCTACTAAGAGCTGAATATTCTCAAGAGCATCGTGCTGATTTGTTGGTAATCCCATATACGATGACATTTTTCTCATCCTCTATAATTGCTTTGGTGAGTTCGATACCTATGTCAAGATAATAGGTTTACCGATTTCACCTGTCAATCGGTTTATCGATTTTTTCCCAAAAAAAAGCCCACTTAAGAGTGGGCGGGTTAAATGATTTTTGCTTATGCAAAACGGTGTAGTGTCATAGGCCAACTGACAATTACTTTTCCGTCAATGTGAAGTTGTTCGAAGTCTTCCGGTTCGATAGCCCAATCCTTGTAAGCTGGGTTGTCAGATATCACCGTTAGAGTATCTTTGATTTTTTGAAGTCTTTTGATGTGCGATGTTCCAGAGTATGTAAAGGCGTATATACCATCACCATTAAATGTGCGAACTGATACATCTACAAATACCAAGTCTTCAGGGTCTATTGTGCCTTTCATACTGTCGCCGTGGGCGTTTATTGCTTTGATTGCTGATGCTGGTCTGCCGCCAAAAACTCTTGATGCGTATCCTGGTTCTATCGCTATAGATCTGACAATATCAGGAAAATCAGAGTTATAACTACCAGGTCCGCAACTATATCTGATGTCTAAAACATCCACGACATACGAATCAGTAACCCAATCTTCAGAAATGTTACGTATTTGGTGTGAGTCTGCAGAGGTCACGATTTCCATTGGGCCAACACCCGATGCGAGCCATTCCGGGTTAACGCCCAAAACTTTTGCTATTTCGACTGTTTTTCTGGAACCGTTGGCTTTGTTAAGTAGTTGATTAACACTGGACTGAGCCATACCCACTTCTTTGGCCAGCCTACCTTGCGTAAATTTTGCGTTGCGCATAGCTAAATCAAGTCGTTCTGAAAATGTCATTGCGATTTTCCTCCCCTCTCTATCTTGGCTAGTTTATCGGCTTTCCGATAAATATTCTATGTTTAACGTTGAATATCGCTTTTCCTGTTGTTATTATGCGTTCAATAGGAGATGCGATTATGAAACATAAAGCCATAGAGAAAGCTATTGAGATTCTTGGAAGTCAGCAAGCCTTAGCCAAGCGATGCGGAAAGGCCCAGTCAACAGTCTGCGATTGGTTGAACTGCAAGAACAAGATTTCACCAGAATTTGTGCCGTTATTGGTTGCAGCTGTCGACGGAAAGATCCAAGCGTATGAATTTCGGCCAGACCTACCAGAGCTTTTTCCACATCCAAGCTTAGCGCGCACGGGGGAGGTGAAGGGCTTGTATGTCCCAGAATTACGTTCAGACAGAGATGCCATCTAGGTACTGCCAGGCAGACGAAGAGTGGATTCAGCAGCAGTTACAGGGGCTGCCTCCGTCACTGAGACGGAAGGTTGCCCTGAAATATGCGGAGGTATACGAAATCACTTTTGACGCTGAGCCTGTTTCATTCCGCAAGGAGAACAGAGCAAGGCACGAAGCAAACACAAGGCTCCGCCTGTTTGTAAGAAATCAGGGCAGAGCTTTACAGGGGTATACAGCCGAACCTCCCCTGGCTGGATCGCAATCGCGCTCCTCACTGTTTCGGGTTTAAAGGTACCCGAACAGAAGCAGGCTTAAAGGTGCCTGTTCAGGTTGGCAACCAACTGACCCAACTCCTCATGTGTACTAGGGAGGTAGTACGTTTTTATGGGGAAGAGGGTAAGGGGGGTAAGGGGGGATTGGGTGTTGGGGCAGGAATAGGGTCTTTTCCAACAGGAGAGATCCATTGGTTAAGTAGATCACTGTCTTAAGGGCGCAATTTAAAAAAACGCCCGTATCAGCAAGGTAGTACAAAGCGCTCAGGCGCTGAGAAACGAAAAGGGTTCTTCCTGGAAGAGTGATTTTTCAGAGGAGCTGAATCAGAAGGGAGGCTGGCAGCCTTTGGGGAGGCCACCAGCCATGTGAGGGGGAATCCATGAAAACCACATCACAAAATTATTATCTCATCAGCACGGGAGCTGCACAATGGAGCTGACGATCACGCCGAATTTTGCACAGGAACGAGCGTTAAACATGTTGCGCCGTGACTGGAAGGCAAACGACACCTTCATGGTTTACTCGCCAACAGGTAGCGGTAAAACGGGTCTGGCAGCCTTCATAGTTGCTGGTTTTGTCAGCCGTGGTATGCGTGTTCTGTTCTGTGTTCCGTACACCATCCTGATTGGTCAGACGGCTAATCGGTTCGTGCAGTATGGTTTACCTGGAGATGAAATCGGTTATATCTGGGCGGATCACCCGAACTACGATCCGGACCGGAAAATTCAGATTGCCAGCGCTGACACGCTTATTCGTCGTGTTTTTCCTGAAAATATCGATCTGCTGATTATCGACGAAGCGCACCTGCGTAAAAAACGCATCCTGAAGGATATCGAACGTCTGCGCGGCAAAGGCGTAAAGGTGATTGGCCTGTCGGGTACTCCGTTTTCTCCGTTCCTGGGCAAATACTATGACCGACTGATTAAGCCGACCACCATCGGCGAGTTAATCCAGCGTGGCGATCTGAGTAAATACGAATTTTACGCGCCAACTAAGCCGGATCTGAAAGGTGTTAAAACCACATCTTCGCTTGAGTACGGCCGCGATTACAACGAAACACAGCTGGCTGAAATCATGTGCGGCTCTACGCTGGTGGGCGACATCGTACAGAACTGGCTGGAGAATGGTCGGGATTTACCTACCATCGCTTTCTGCGTCAACGTAGCTCACGCCAATTATCTGACAATCCAGTTTAACCTGGCGGGTGTTAACGCTGAGGTAATGACCGCCGACACTCCGGTAGATGAGCGCCAGACCATCATTCACCGCTTTGAAACCGGTGCAACGAAAATCATCGTTAGTGTGGGCGTTCTGGTGGCCGGCTTTGATAGTGACGTTCGTTGCATCATCTACGCCAGGCCAACAAAAAGCGAAATTCGCTGGTTGCAGGCTCTCGGGCGTGGGCTGCGCACCGCACCGGGTAAAGAGTCCTGCCTTATCTTCGATCACAGCGGCACCGTGCACCGTTTGGGTTATCCGGATTCAATCGAGTACGACGAGCTTCCCGGTAAGTCTGACGGCATGGAGGAAAGCGCGCGCCGGGCAGTTGAGGAACGGGCCGAAAAACTGCCACATGAATGCCCTCAATGCCACTACATGAAGCCAGCAGGCGTCTATGTTTGCCCGAAATGTGGACACAAGCCGCTGCGAGGTGAAGACGTTGATACTGACACTAGCCGCAAACTTAATAAGCTGGGTAAAAATCAGCATCAGTCGACGAAGGCAGAGAAACAGTCCTGGTGGAGTCAGATCAAATTTTATCAGCGCCAGCGTGCTTCGCTGGGGCGTCCAGTCAGTGACGGATGGTGTGCTCACACTTTCCGGGAAAAGTTCGGTGAGTGGCCTGACGGACTGAGTAACTTTCCGATGGAAATTACCCCTGAGGTAAATAACTACATCAGACACAAACTGATCCGGTTTGCCAAAGGCCACCAGCGGGTTCAGAAGGTCACTGAAAACGCACAAACAACGATTGATTTATCTCAGGAACGTGATGAACGACGTGAGATACCGGCAGGCAGTGAGGCCTGGCGCATCATGCAGGCAAAGCACCAACTCCAGAAAAATATAAACAGTCTGAGTCAGTAAGATGAAAACAGCAGATGCAGCGAAAGGCCGCTGGCCTGAAATATTAGAGCACTTCGGTCTGCCGCCGATAACCGGAAAAAATCACTTCAAGGGTGAATGCCCGGTATGCGGTGCACGTGGCAAGTTCCGAATTGACGACCGCGACGGTGCAGGAACGTGGATCTGTGTATGTGGTAGTGGCGATGGTATGAAACTTGTCACCCTGACACAGGCGAAGCCATTTAACGAGATTTGTACCGAAATAGACCGCCTGATCGGTAATGATTACCAACGGGTTAAAATCCCGGTAACCAGCAGCGCCACCAGCTTACGCAAACGGGTATTGAGCAAGTTTTCAAAACTGGAGGCACTGCGTGGTACATCCGGCGCAGCGTATCTTAATTCTCGTGGAATATTCAGTCTTCCTGCTGAGGCGATCCGGTTCAATGCCAGGCAGAGACACAACGGGAGTGTGTTCCAGTCTCTTTATTCACTTGCTACGGACGATAAAGGGGAGTTGTGCTATCTGCACCAGACTCTGCTTGATGGTGATAAAAAAGCAGATATCGGTAGCAGTGCAAAGCGCCTCAAATCCCTGCAGGAAGATAACTATTTGGATCACGCTCGTTCTGTAGCTATCCGCATGTTTCCTGTCGCCAGCACTCTGGGTATCGCCGAAGGCATCGAAACAGCGCTGTCAGCGCACCAGATTTATAACGTGAACACCTGGGCAACCATTAACAGCGGCTTTATGAAAAAGTTTCGCGTACCAGCTGGTGTTCTGCACCTGATTATTTTTGCCGACCGTGACGAGAACAGCGCCACCGGGCTGGCTGCGGCTTGCGAATGTGCTCATGCCAATCTGATGGCAAAGAATGACCTGCAGCGCGTGAGCGTGTACTGGCCGGATCACGATGATTTCAACAATATGCTCATGAACGGTGATCAGGTTCGAGAGCTGGTTTTCCATAAGAAAAAGGCGGTTGCGTAATGCGTACTGATAATAACGAACATAAAGCACTATTCACCATCCCGACGGCAGCGTACAGCTCCGCCCTCGCAAACATCAAGCCCCTGCCAGAGCAACGGAGAATCACCGGGCATAAGCAGACTGATGCTTATCTTTGGGTGCTGGAGGTTATCCGTCTGAACGAACCCGCACATCTGGATGCTGCTGAGGCTGCGCTGGTGAAAATTAAAATTTCCCCAAAAGAGGCTCAGGAACGCTATTCGCGTTATCTGCTGGCGAATGGTTACGAACCTTTCCAGGTTGCGTTCGGCATCATCGGCATGGATAACCCTGCGCAGGTTATCAGGAACGCCCGGGAGAACATCAAAAAAGCGGCATCAGTCAGGGCTACGTTTGGTAGCTATGAAGCAGCGCTCGAAGATGTGGAAGCAGAGCGGGTCATCAGGTCTTCCCAGAAATTTATCAACGATCATCTCTGGGGCTGGACTGCGGCAGAGAAAAAAGCCGGAAGCATTGGCGGCAGCCGCATGAACGAAATTGATGAACAGCGTCGGGCATTTGTTGATGGATATCGCGATGTGCTGCCTGAGCCTTATACGCTGTCTGATGTTGTTCGCGAGTTCGTTTACTGGGACTGGCTCTACAGTGTTCGCCACACTGCAACTAAAGAACAGGGCGATGAGTTTGGTTACTCTGAGCATCACGAATCGGTATATGACCGGGAGCGCTACCTTGAAAAATTGCTGGCAACCATCAAACCGGTGACACGCGCTGAAGCCGTGGAGGTGTGCCGCTGGTTTCTGGCAAGTGGTAAGGGTGAATGCATGGAAGACGACGGTGCAGCGGTCATTCTCAATCTGGTTGGTGAGTGCGAATAATGCGTGATATTCAGATGGTTCTCGAACGCTGGGGGGCATGGGCGGCAAGTGGTAACGCCGGGGTGGACTATTCTCCGATAGCTGCTGGATTTAAAGGCCTTTTACCATCCACCGCTAAACCTCGCCCGGCCTGCAGCGATGATGACGGCCTTATCATCGAAAACTGCCTTACGCGCCTGAAGAAGAAAAAACCGGACGAGTATTCGCTGCTGGTAGCTCATTATCTGCTGCGCATATCAAAAAGGCAGATTGCCAGAACAAGAAAGAAGAGCGAAAAGGCAATACGAATTGAGATGCAGATTGCTGAAGGATTTATTGACGGATGTCTGTCGATGCTGGGTGTAAGGCTGGAGATGGACGACTGGCTGCCCAAAAAAGTAAAAAATTATTAGCGCGGTCCGCAAAAAGTATGTCAGTATGTTAAGAGTGGTTACTACGCCACACAGCTTAAACCAGCCGCGAGCGGGTTTTTTTATGGCTGAAATCGGTCCAGTACAGTAAACGCGCTGGCGGCGGTGAATACCGGTCTTTCAGCTTGCTGGCTTTTTCGACAAGAGTTATTGGTGTGTCACGTTAACCGGAAAAAGACATGCTGAAACAGCAGGATATGACCGAAACCGCCAGAGTGGTGTTTAATGAATTAAGCGTCACCGAACCGGCGATCGTCGGGGAGATTGCGCAGAATACTTACCTTTCACGCGAACGCTGCCAGTTAATACTGACCCAGCTGGTTATGGCGGGTCTGGCAGACTATCAGTTCGGTTGTTACAGACGCCTTCAGTCCTGAAGGCTTTTTTATTTGTGGTAAATGGGCGGCTGGTGGGTGTGGTGGTTGTTGCTTTCCCGTTGCTGAAAAAGAAAGCATCAGGCGATTAGCAGGGTATCAGTTACCCGTTGAAATTTTTAAATACCTCACAATTCAGGCGGTTGACTGTTGTCTGGTTTGCGGGGAGTTTGTTAAAAGAAACTGGCATGGTGAATCCCCCTGTGCGGAGGGGCGATCAGCAACCAGGTATATGGGATAATCGCGGATTCAGGTGCTGATACTGAATTCACCGGGAGGCACCCGGCACCATGCTTTGCCACAAAAGTGTTGTTTCTGTTTTTCTCAAACTATCATCGTTATCCCTTTATTTCCGGCTGCGCATGGCGTGGCCTTTTTTTTACGACCAGCCACTGGCAGATGGCCATCCTGTAATTTGATTCCGGTTCCGGCTTTTTAACTCTGTTCCTGTACACGGGAGAAATTCGATGTCGATTAAACATTATGATGTTGTCAGGGCGGCGTCGCCGTCAGACCTTGCGGAAAAGCTGACACATAAACTGAAAGAGGGCTGGCAGCCGTTTGGTAGTCCGGTGGCCATAACCCCTTATACCCTGATGCAGGCGATTGCAGCAGAAGGTGATGTGGTGGTCAGTGGTGCAACTGAGCCGGAGTGGTACTACGTCATCGTACTGGCCGGGCAGTCCAATGCCATGGCTTACGGTGAAGGGCTTCCGCTGCCGGATTCATACGATGCTCCGGATCCGCGTATTAAACAGCTGGCGCGCCGCAGTACAGTGACGCCGGGTGGGGCTGCCTGCAGATATAACGATATTATTCCGGCCGACCACTGCCTGCATGATGTGCAGGATATGAGTACGCTGAATCATCCGAAGGCAGACCTGAGCAAAGGGCAGTACGGCTGTGTCGGCCAGGGCTTACATATTGCCAAAAAACTGCTTCCGTATATCCCGAATAACGCGGGGATCCTGCTGGTACCATGCTGTCGTGGTGGTTCGGCATTCACCCAGGGCGCGGAGGGGACATTCAGTGCGGACACGGGGGCCAGCCAGGATTCGGCACGCTGGGGTGTGGGTAAACCGTTATATCAGGACCTGATTGCGCGCACTAAAGCTGCATTACAGAAGAACCCGAAAAATGTGTTGCTGGCGGTGTGCTGGATGCAGGGAGAGTTTGACATGAGCGCCGCCACCCACGCACAGCAACCTGCGCTGTTTACAGCCATGCTGACACAGTTTCGTGCTGACCTCACTGTGTTTAACGCGCAGTGCCATGGTGGCAGTGCTGCAGATGTGCCGTGGATTTGTGGTGACACGACGTATTACTGGAAAAATACATACGCTACCCAGTACG